TCTCCTAACTTATCTATATAACTTAGTTTGAATTGTTGTTGACAACTTGTCCACATTCCATACTGACTATAACTTACTCTTGCCATTTATTGTTGTTTTATATAACAAATATACGAAAAATATATGATATTTCCAAATTTTTAATTGAAAATCTCATCTCGCATTGCGTTAAAATCTACACCATTTAGGGTGGTTACATCGGTATTATGAATTTTATCCATATTATGTGTAAATCCTACGATAGTTTCTACCGATTTTTCCATATTTGGGTCTGAATTGATAAAATTGATTAAATTGGTGATTTCATTAATGGTTTTTTCACTATCTAATTCTTTAATACCATTTTCTAAGAATTCAACAAGTCTTTTCTTTTCAGATTTACTAATATTATTTAGAGTAACATGAGATGGCACCCACGCGTAATAAAAATCTATATGGTCTGATGAACCTATAAATTCATTTTCTTTCATAAATTTAATAAAATCAAATATATGATATACATTCCAAATTGTAGTTGTGTATTGAAAATTATATTGCATCCCCATTCCACCTGCATATGGTGATTCTGCTCTGAAATATTTTTTTATAGTTTTTAAGTTTTCTATAAATCTTTCATGTTGAAATCCTACTCTTTGATATTCACCAACTTTATCGATTCCATCACATGAAATTGATAAAAATACTCTATCAAATCCTTTCCATAAATCAATCAAACTCTGTTCATCATATGTGATTACTGATAAATTTGTGTTGTAGTGGATACTTAATCTTCGTTTATTTCCCCAATGCTGTTCTATAATTGGCATCGTATCGTAAAGATATTTCAATACTTTATAATGTTCTGGCATGATAAGAGGTTCACCTCCAGCGAAATAAAAACTTTTAACATTTTTAAGATGTGGAATTAAATCCTCTACAATTGTATCAGATACTTTCATCACTTTAGTTCTACCTTTTGTATAACCAGGTGCTATTTTCTCACTATCTTCAAACCAATTTGATGAAAAATCATGATTACACATTCTACATTTGAAATTACAAAGGTTAGAAAATCTAATATCTATATGTTGAAATTGGGTTTCTACTGAAAAATCTTCATTTACTTTTGGCATTTTCCACAATCGATTTGCATTAAAATCAGTACGAGGAGAAATACCATTCAAATCTTCTTTTTTATAGCATACATCACATACTTTGTTACGTTTACCACTTAACATATCTTCACGCAATTCTTTCATTTGTGGTGAATTAAATGCATCATCGATAGACATAGTTTTCAAATCCAAAGGTGTATCAAATCCACCTGCAATACAACAAGGTTTCATTTCTCCTTTTGGTTCTGAATATAAATGTACGAATGGCATTATACAGATAGTGTTAGCCATATTATATTTTTAATTTTAGTTTTGCGATTTCCTTAGATTCAATTCCATATTTTTCACAAATATATTTGATATGTTCTCTACCTTCTTTAGTAGAATATAAAATTTCCAAATATTCTTCTGCTTGAAATTTAGAGCATTGGTAATCTTTAATTACTAATTCTACTAACCATTTTTCATATGCATCTTCTTTCTTACCTTTAACGTATCTTAAATAGTATTTTCCCTTTGGTAAAATACCAATTAGAGCCAAATACAATTGTTTTGGCTCTAATGATTGTGTATATGGTTGTAATTCTGAAAGAAATTGTATCCAATCTGGGTTCATAGAAAGAAATCTATGTACCATATAATTTGACCATGTCTTTTTATCAGATTCATCTAATTTATCCCAATATTTTGGGTCTTGTTCAGATGTAATTGCTTTGATATGGTCGAATAGGGATTTAGCCATTTTGTTCTTTACTTAATTTATCTTTATGTTCTAAAGCTTGTAATTCGATTGCAGACATTTCGTGATTCACTTCACCACATTCTCCACAAACTAATACTTCAAATGGAATAACCATATCTTGTTCACCTCCAAACGCTAATTTAGATAGTTTACGGAATTTAGTTCCACTAATGAATACATCATATCCGCAATGAGGACATGTCATAGGAACGGAATTAGAAATATCTACTTTTTGTTTTGGTGGTTGTTGACCTAATATATTTGCCATAATTTATTATTTTATAATCATTTCTAAATCCATCTCTCTACAAAGATAGTATTCCTTTTCACCTAATTTGATTTTACGCAAACTCATTCCACCTGCGGGTAACATTACTTTATCACCTACTTCTACTTCCATAGGAATTTTAGTTCCACTTTGAGTATAAATACCATTACCTACTGAAACTACTACACCGATTTGATTTTCACCATCTCTGACAGTGTCTGGTATGATAATTCCACCAACGGTCTTTTCTTTTACTTCTACTTCGATTAGGACTCTATCTCCTAATGGTTTTGCTAATTGTTCGTTTGACATATGTTTATTTTAATTTTAATCGAACCATTGCGAACGATTCGTTTTTAATTTTGTTACACCAGTTTTTCTTAATACATCTCTACCTTTTTCTTTCCAAGCACCAACTATTTTTGAATCCTTACGTTTATAGGCTGATAATTGGTCTAAATATGAAAAAAGGTCTTCCTCTGATAATCCTTTCAAATCATCATCAGTTAAGGGGTTTTTAGGGTCATATACTATCATATCATTTAGTTTTATAGTCAAATATACGAAATATATTCCATATTACCAAATTTTTATTAAGATATATTAAGTATTTTTAATATATCATCTACGGTCTTTTCACCAACTTCAACAATATGATATGATATATTATTTTTTACTAATACATTTTCGATTTCAGTATCTAAACGTATTGATTCTGAAAGAGTTTGGTAGCGTTCTTTTTCATTATATCCACCTTCCGTTCGTTTTAACACTATATTTACGGAATCATATTGGTTATGTATATCCAATACCATTTTATCAAAAGACTCTCCATATAAGGTTGCTGGGTACTCTAAACCAGTATAAGCAGAACGATAAACTAATGATAATAAAATCGGTGAATCTAAAATGATATACTCCACCTTGCTGAAACTCTTTACAATCCCTCTATGTTGATTTGCTAAAACATATAATTGGTCTCTGATTGCCGAATGATTTTCATCCCATGCTAATTGTTTTGGAAATTCATATGGATTATCACAAGTTATATGTTTCTTTTTAAGTTTATAGGTAAGGCCGGAGGCAATTGAGGATTTACCTATACCCGGCCCACCAAATAGATTTATGATTTTACTCATTTATAGAATTGCGTTTATACCGATTAAGGTTGCCATAAAACAAATTTCTTTATCTACTACCAACGCATCTTTGTGTTGTCCTTGTGCAAGTTCTAAAATAACTGCAGAAGTATTACCTTGTGCATATTCATCTACTTTTTCATAAAGATATGAATACAATTCAGTAAAATCTTGTACACGAGAATCTGCAACTGCTTGTCTTAGATTCACATAACGATTTCGTTTATCATCTTTTGATTTTAGAATATCTAAAATCTTAACTTTAATATCAGAATTTACGATTGAACCAGTATCAACTTTTAATACACCTTTAGATGAATTTAATTGACACGTATTGATAATTTTACGAATATCTGGGTATGATGAATCTACAATAGGAACTAAATCTTTTGGTTCAAATTCAACACCTTCAATTTTTAATATCTTACTAATTTGAACTGCAACATCTTTTTTAGTAGGTGGTACAATTTGAAACGTTTGACAACGAGATTGAATTGGTTCGATGATTTTTTCTAAATAATTACAAGTCAAAATAAAACGACAATGTTTTGAAAAAGTTTCCATTACGTTACGAAGAGCTGCTTGTCCATTTGGTGTTAGATAATCTGACTCATCTAAGATAATAACTTTCAAAGCCTTAAATCCAACTGTGGATGCAAATCCTTTAATTCTATCTCTAATCGTATCTACACCATTTTCATCTGATGCATTGATGATGATAAAATCACAATTGATTGAATTTACAATTAGTTTAGCAAGGGTAGTTTTACCAGTACCTGCTCTACCATAGAAAAGTAAATGTGGTATATCATGATTTTTGATATAATCTCCAATTTTTTCTCTTAAATGGTCATTACCTATATAGGTTTCCAATTCATTTGGCCTATATTTTTCAACCCATAAAGTATTTGATGTTTTAACTGATTCTTTTGTTACTTCTTCAAAAAATGCCATATTATTTATTTTTTATTTTAATTACATACCAAATCCACCTTGTGGAATTTGTGGTTCTTTTTCATCTTTTTCTGTTGCAACGATACATTCAGTTGTTAATAAAAGTGATGCAATTGAAGATGCGTTTTCTAATGCTAGACGAGTAACCTTAGTTGGGTCAATAATACCTGATACTACTAAATCTTCATACACTTCGGTTCTAGCATTATATCCCATATTACCTTTACCTTTCTTCACTTCGTTAATTACAACTTCAGCAGAACCCCCACCATTTTGAACAATAGTTCTTAAAGGTGCTTCAATTGCTTTTTTAATGATTAAGATACCTGTATTATAATCATTTTCTGAACCATATACACTTAATACATTCAGTGCCTCTTGTGCTCGGATTAATGCTACACCACCACCAGGAACAATACCTTCTGCTACTGCTGCACGAGTTGCGTGTAATGCATCATCTACTCTATCTTTCTTTTCTTTCATCTCTACTTCCGTAGTTGCACCGATGTAGAGAATTGCAACACCACCTGATAATTTAGATAAACGCTCTTGTAATTTTGTTTTATCGTAATCAGATGTTGTTTTTTCAATTTGGGTTTTAATTAAATCAACTCGTGATTTAATATTTTCAGTTTCACCTCCACCATTAATAAATGTAGTTGTATCTTTATCGATTGTGATTTTTTCAGCAGTTCCTAAATCATTTAGAGTTACTTTATCTAATGTAAATCCAAGTTCAGAACTAATAACCTGACCACCTGTTAAAACTGCAACATCTTCTAAAATTTCTTTTCTTCTATCACCGAAACCAGGTGCTTTAATTGCTGCTACTCTAATAGTTCCTCTTAACTTATTCACTACTAATGTTGCCAATGCTTCACCATCAATATCTTCTGCTATAATCAATAATGGTTTTCCGGTTTGTGCAGTTTGTTCTAACACCGGTAAAATATCTTTCATAGAAGATATTTTTTTATCATATAAAAGAATATATGGATTATCTAATTCTGCCTCCATAGATTCTTGATTAGTTACAAAATAAGGGGATAAATAACCTCTATCCAATTGCATACCTTCTACCGTCTTTACTTCCGTTTCAGTTCCCTTCGCTTCTTCGACAGTGATAATACCATCTTTACCAACTTTCTCCATTGCTGATGCAATCATTGCCCCAATAGATGAATCGTTGTTTGCTGAGATTGTTGCTACTTGTTCAATCTCTTTTGATGTTTTGATTGGTTTTGATAATTGTGCAAGTTCAGCAGTTACTACCTTTACTGCAGCATCAATACCACGTTTTAAATCCATAGGATTAGCACCAGCTGTTACATTCTTCACACCTAATGCAAAAATTTCTTGTGTTAAGACAGTTGCGGTTGTTGTACCATCACCTGCCTGGTCAGCAGTTTTACTTGCAACTTCTTTTACTAATTGAGCACCAATATTTTCGATTGGGTCTTCTAATTCAATTTCTTTTGCTACCGAAACACCATCTTTTGTGATATGTGGTGTACCGAATTGTTTTTGTAGAATAACATTTCTACCTTTTGGACCTAATGTAACTTTTACAGCATTAGCTAATTTGTCTACACCGTCCTTTAATCCACTTCTAACTTCCGTTTCGAATTTAATTATTTTTGCCATAACTTATTTTTTTATTTTTACAAAGATACAAAATATTTTTGAAATTACCAAACAAAAATGGGAGAATTTTTCTCCCATTTAAGTTTAGTTTTATTTTAGTATTATCTACCAAAGATATAACGAATACCTAATTGTGCAGACCATACATCAAATACTGATGAATTGTACTGATAAGTATCTCTAGCTAAGATAGTAGAACCATCTGCTAATTTTTGAGTTGCTAACTTATAAACTGGTTCACCATTTGTTGTAGTTGAATAGTTTAAGATAGTTGGAATAGTTGCTCTTTGAGAAACACCCCACTCATTATTTAATAAATTACCAAAGTTCAAAATATCAGCTCTGATTTGAATTGTATTCTTTTTACCTTTAACATTTACATAAAAATCTTGTACAACTGATAAATCGAATCTATGTAACATCGGTAAGAATGAACCATTTCTTTCAGCATATTGTCCTCTACGAGAAGATAAATACTCATCTTGTCCGATATAAGAATCAAATGCAGATTGTTGTTCAGCTTCAGTATATGTTCTTGTACCAACCACTAATGGTGCGAATTTAATATCAGAACCTTTCTTTGGTACAAAGATTAAATCATTACCTGCGATTCTATCTCCGTTCATATCACCACCGATTGTGTAAGAGAAAGGAGAACCCTGATTTCCTACATAACCTAATGTGAATGAAGTTGCACCACCCATACCTTTACCATATTCTAATCTATATCCTAACAAACCAACTAAACGATTTGGAGATAAGAAATCTGAATTAGTTAAAGATAAATCGTTATTACCATTTACACTTCTTGCACCTGTCCAACTACCTGAAGCGATTGAACCTGCACTCATAAAGTCTTTAGCATCTGATACTGTCCAAGCAAATGAACCGAATACACCTTTTTGGTAAGGATATTCTAATTTCAAAGTTAATGAACTGAATGATGCATCGTTTGAGTTCGTCAATACAATTGCATTTGAAACATTACCATTTACTCTAACACCTGCATCAGTTCCCGCATACTTCGCTCTTGTATCAACACCTGCGAATATACCAGTTGGAACACCAAAGTTTGCGTTATAATAATGAACTGCATTTAAGTTTTGATTTGTAATAAATTCTGCAGTACCGATGAAACCATAAGGTAATTTTTGGTCAACTGCAATATTTGATTTCCAAACTTGTGGGAACTTATAGTTCTCATCTGTAAATGCTAAATCAAATGTAGATGGTAAAGTTGGAGTTGATGGGATAAAGTATTTATTAGGGTCTGCAGTGAAACCATATTTAGCTGCAGCTACACCACTCACATCAATATATCCAGTCAATACACCATTATTACCTACTTGATTTGAGATAAACACATATGGAGGTCTACCAGTGAATACACCTGTACCACCTCTTAATTGTGTTTTTCTATCACCAAATACATCGTAGTTAAATCCGAAACGAGGTTCGAACAAAGTTTGAGTTTTTGGTAATTTACCAGTATTAAACTTTTGTCCACCTGCAAATGTCATCGCTGTTACTGCCGGATTTTCCAATGCAGTTTGTTCGAATGAAATTACTGCAGCTCTTAAACCCAAAGTAAACTTTAAGTTTTCAGTTACTTGGAACTCATCTTGTCCGTAAACATCCAATCTATCAGTTTTCAAAGTTTGCATTGGTTCAACTGCTCCTGGTAATGCCGAATAACGGAATTGGAAACGAGCTGGAACTAATGTAGAAGGTGCTCCACCATTTGCTAATGATTGATTAGCTGCAGTGTAGAAATCTGCTAAACTATTGAAGATATAAACACCATTAGATGCTGGGAAGAATAAGTTGTTAGATTGATATTTCTCATAGTTAAATCCTAATGTCAAAGTGTGTTTGTTTGCATACTTTGTTAAGTTGTTTGTAATATGGAAAGTATTGTAATCTAATTTATTTCCCGGAGTGAATGGGTCAAACCCTACTGATGTAAGAGTTGTTGCTCCATCCTTAATATCAATTGTTGGGAACATTTGAGAACGATATGCTCTATCCTCAATTTGTTTATCGTAACCAACGATTAAGTTATTATGTAAAGTGTTTGATAATTTAGAGTTCAATTCCAATACATAAGAACGAGTATTATCCATAATAATGTAACCACTATTTTGGAAACTCATTGCTAATGCTGATTGAGTTCTATTACCGAAACCTGCTGATGTAGAGTTTGAAATATTAATCTCTGCTTCAGAATCGTGATGAACATAACGTGCGGTTAATTTATGTTTATCGTTGATGTTCCAATCCATACGAACTAAGAATTTCTTAGATGCGTTTGTGTTAGAATACCCTTCAAATGGACCAGTTGTGTAATTAAACTTATCTTGCATAAATTTAGATAAGTCTGATAATTGTGTATATGTTGGTCTACTAACTTGAGAACCTGTTAATGGAGAACCTGTTGAAATCCAAGTTGTTCCTGGTTCAGTTTTCTCAATTTGTTCGTAGTTTCCAAAGATGAATAATTTGTTCTTAATGATTGGTGCACCCAAACGGAAACCTTGTACCTTCTCATCAAATTTAGATGCAGTTACTTTAGTTCCTCTTGCGTTATCACCAACATATGTAGATGAATTGTTTCTTTGTGTTTGATATACCGAACCTTCAATTTCGTTTGTACCAGAACGAGTTACTGCATTGATACCAGCACCAGTAAATCCACTCTGACGAATATCGAAAGGTGCGATGTTTACTTGTAATTGCTCAATCGCATCTAATGAAATTGCAGATGCTCCGGTTCTACCACCCGCTTGTGCAGATGAACCTAAACCGAATCCATTATTGAATTGAGAACCATCGATTGTAAAGTTATTCAAACGAGAATCTTGTGCTCCGAATGAGTTTCCGTTTCCGTTTGGATTATACTTTGTAATACCATCGATTGTTCTTGCTCCCGTAATTGGAATGTTTTGTAAATCTCTACGAGTGAATTGTTGAGATGCACCAGTTCTTTCTCTTGATATAAGATTATTTCTACCGGCACTTACTACCACTTCTTTTAATGTAGTAGTTTCATCAACTAAAACAAAATCAACGTTTGTAGTAATACCCAATTGAGTATTCACATCTTTGATTTCATCTTTTTTATACCCTACATAAGTAGTGTGTAATGTATATGGGCCACCTACTCTAATTGCAGGTAAAACATATGCACCATTTTTGTTGGTTACAGCATTATACTGCGTACCGGTTGGGGTATGTACTGCGTGAATCGTAGCACCTACCAACACTTCATTTTTCTCGTTCTTCACAACACCTGAAATTGAGGAAGTAGTAATCTGACTAAATCCAAAAAATGAGGTCATTGCGAAAAGTAACGATAAAATTAGTTTTTTCATAATTGTCCTTTTTTTGTTGTTAAAAATTAAATAAACCATTTGAGACCGTCTCAAATTTTATAATAAAAAGGTTTCCCTTATTTATTCGAAAGTAATAATTCCTTATTAGGCACAAAGTCATCATCACCACCAGTTGTATATGGTGGATTAAAATCATTTGTAAATGTAGGGGAATTAGTTCCATGTTCCGGTTTCCATTCACCGGTATCAACTTTGTTTAGGGTGTATTTGATAAACTCCCAATCTGATGGAGTTGGGATAGTATTTCCCAATCCTTGTGTAAAACCTCTCAACCAAAATATAAATTCGTTTGATGTCATTGTAGATAAGTATTATATATATTTTATTTTTATATTACCAAATTGTTAAATTATGGTTTATAGAAAACAAAGATTGGTTCAAACTTATATGCTTTACCATCGTGTTTTACTGCGTTTTTAATACCTGTCTTAGTTGGGTCTAATCCCACCATTCTAGTCATCAACATCTTCAACTTACCTTTGTACTCACAACCCAATTGTTTAAGAATATCGATTGAATCTTGCTCTAATGCATAGTAAGTATCTTTACCGATTTTAATATCTGCAATATTCCAAAGAATGTATCTATCATTCTTCATATATTCGTAGATAGTTGTTAAAGTAGGA